GCTTCACGTAGCTGATCTACATAAAAGCTTTTAATTTTACGGGCATGTGCCTGGGATACATTATGTTTAACAAAATGGTTTGCAAAGTCAAAACTTTTAGGATCAAATGTGGTTGGATTAGAAATAAAATCTTCTAACCATTCTTCAATGGCATCACAAGCATCTATTGCTTGATCGCGAATACGCTCTTGAATAGTAGGAACGTAAACATTCTTTTTGTCTTTTTCTTCAGATTTTTTTTCTTCTATAATTTCTTTACCTTCTTCGGCAAGCTCTAGTATCCATTTTTTCATACTTTCCTTGTATACCGCAGGTACAAGGTTAGGCTGGTTTTCTAATAGATATGCTGTACAAGCCCAATGGCTCTTTCCGCCTACTTTCCAATCTGGTAGCTTGTTAATCGAACTAACAATATTCTTGTCATAGTGTTTTTTGATGTATCCTTTAACTGTTGTTAGCCACTCCTTTGATTCTACTTCATAATGAGTATAATACTTGGCTTTGTTCCAGTTTAGGCCTTTTGTTGGCATAAGTGGCATCATATTTGCACCTCGGCGAACTGACCGTGTTGTTTTTTTCTTAGGTTTTACTGCTACTTTATTTGCTTTTGCCATTTTTTTAATCCCTACTAGTTCGGTACTTATACACAATCAGTTGCCAAGCCGAATCATTATCAACTTGAGCAATTTCTGTATCATTTACTTCAAACAATTTGCAAAATAATTGCCCAATTGTCAACGGTCCGGTGTATATGTCAGCTTCGCTGATAAATTCTAACCACTTTTTATCGTCGATCATTGGAATATCTCCTACTTGACTCGTAACTACTGTAACATATGCAAATTAATCTGTCAACCAATTGCCATAAATATACTGTATAAAAGGACGTAGGTATGCCAAGACTAAGCATGTGGCGTGAAAATCGCAGCAATGATTATAAATTCTTTAACGACCGTGCCAGAGAGCAATTCACTGTCGGCGGAACTGGCATTCACATACACAAATATATCGGAAGTGACAACGGAGATGGCACTTCTCCTGAGCTACCGCAATACAGCAACCAGAGTGAACAGAATATACAAGATCTACTGTTTTTAGAAAATAGAGATAGAAAGTATGATGAAAATATCTATAACTTACGAGGACATTACAATGTCAATGACACTGACTTTGATCTTAGTCAATTTGGTTTGTTTTTGCAAAATGATACAATCTTTGTTACATTCCATTTAACAGATATGATTGAGCGTCTTGGCCGGAAACTTATGAGCGGCGATGTTATTGAATTGCCTCACTTGCGTGACGATTGGCCATTGGACGAATCAGTGCCATATGCACTAAGAAAATATTATGTAATACAAGATGCTACTCGTGCATCTGAAGGATACAGCCCAACCTGGCATCCTCATTTGTGGAGAGTTAAGTGCACACCACTGGTAAATGCGCAAGAATATAAAGACATAATTGATAATGCTGTCGACGAAGAAACAGATAATCCACTTGGCGAAATATTATCAACTTATAACAAAGAAATTAATATTAACAATGCTATAGTAGATCAAGCATTACAAGATGTACCCAAGGCAGGATATAATACCGATGATTTATATACACTACCAACTAAGCCCGATAACAGTGTAAACATATACAATGTTCCTACTGCTGATGTTGACAGTATTAGAACTGATAGCGGAAAATATACAGCCGACCTTGATGTTGTAACTCCAACATCAAGTGCATATGATGGTTATCTCACTGGCGACGGTCTTGCGCCAAATGGATTTGATGTGCAAACTGGTATATCTTTCCCATCTGACCCTAATGACGGAGATTTTATTTTAAGATTAGATTTTTATCCAAATCGACTGTTTAGATTCAATGGAAATATATGGGTTAAAATTGAAGATAATGTAAGACATAGCTATATTCCCAATGAAAGCAAATCTCAACTAGGAAACTTTATTAACAATCCTGGCGAATTTAATACAACAGATGGTCGTACATTTGCTACAAAACAGGCGTTGAGTACTGCTATTAAACCTAAGGCTGATAACTAATGAGTAATTTTTATTACGACAAACAAATAAGAAGATATATTTCACAAATTGTTAGTATATTCAGCTATTTTGAAGTTGAATTTGGCAATGATGAAAACGACAACACAGTATATCGCAGAGTGCCAGTTAAGTATGCCACTAGCGACAAAATGACCGCAAGTATACTTAAAAACAACAGCGAAAATACAATGCTAAACGTTCCTGTTATTAGTGTATACGTCACTGGTTTAGAATATCAACGAGACAGGATGCAGGATCCTAGCTTTGTTGATAAAATGAATATACGACAAAAACGTTACAATAATATAACAGACTCGTATAGTACTGACCCAGGAAATGCATTTACTGTCGAAAGACACATGCCTGTGCCATACAGTTTGCAATATAGTGTTGATATATGGACTAGCAATACCGAACAGAAACTACAATTACTTGAACAAATACTAGTGTTGTTTAATCCAGATTTTGAAATACAAAGCACAGATAACTACATTGACTGGACTAGTTTAAGTTACATGAATTTAGAAAATGTAAACTACAGTAGTAGAACTGTCCCGCTTGGTTCTGAAGAACAGCTAGATATTGCAACATTAAGTTTTAGCAGTCCAATTTGGATTTCGCCTCCTGCTAAACTAAAAAAACTTGGTGTCATTGAGAGCATTATTAATAGTGTATATAACAGCCAGGGCAATTTGTCAGAGGATATCATTGATGCTAGTAATCGAATGGGCAATAGATTATACACTACGCCCACTGGTAACAATCTTTTATTACTAAACGGACAAGCAACAATATACCCAAGCGGAGGTGTATCTGACAGTGATAGCCTAAGTTCTTTGCCCGAAAATACATCAAATACTCAATGGGAACCGCATATTAGTACATTCGGCGAACTTAAAAATGGAATAACACAATTAAGATTACGAAAAGACAATCCTGATACACTTAGTGAAATAATAGGAACTGTGAGTTACCACCCAACTGACCCAACTGTTTTGTTATTTACTGTAGACCAAGATACAATACCAAGTAATACGCTACCTGCAATAAATGCAATTATTGATCCTACTCGTAGTGCACCAGGGGTCAATGGACTACCTGTGGCGTCTGCAGGACAGAGGTACTTATTACTCGGGGACCTCAATAGTGGCAAAGTAGGCGATGACAGTTTTGATGGAGCAGATGCGTGGAAAAGTTCAGGAATTGACCTAATAGCCAAGACATACGACATTATACAATATACTGGTAGCGAATGGATGGTTAGCTGGAGCTCAACAAGTGACAAACAAGAATTTGTTACTAACTTAACTACAGGTATACAGTATAAATGGAATAATACCGACTGGGTCAAGAGTTGGGAGGGCGAGTATCCCGAAGGTACTTGGTCTTTGGTATTTTAATTTATTACTAAAGTATTTTTTACTGATATATAATAGTATGAATGAAAAGTTTCGCAAAGGTTCAATGATACAAGCGGCTGGTACGTTATTCCTTTCAGTTCAAACAAAAAGATTCTTACTCTTAATGAGAGATGACGATTCCTATAATAATACATGGGCAACTGTCGGAGGAAGAGCAGAAATAGGCGAAACAATAATTGAAAGTTTGAGCAGAGAAATTATTGAGGAAATTGGCTTTTTGCCATTGGTTAGAAAAACCATACCAATTGATTTATTTGCTAGTAATGACGGAAAGTTTGAATTTCATACTTTTGTTTGTTTAGTAGACAAAGAGTTTATACCTAATCTAAACAACGAACACAAAGGTTATGCTTGGAGTAGTATTAACGGTTTTCCAAAACCTCTGCATCCAGCACTACACAATGCACTAAAAAATCATGCGCTAAGAACAAAAATAGAAAATATATTACAACTATTAGAGGTCAGCGAGACTGATGAACTGATTGAAGTTGATAGGTTTATAATTAGGTAATTTAAGTAATTCTCTGTAATTATCGTTTTCATTTGCTGTTACTCTGTAAAATGTAACATCATTATAAGTTATTGCTACATTTCTAAGATTTCTAACCCAGTTACTATCTAATACTTCCTCATTTTCAGAAGGATAATCTTCGGTGCCAGCATACACATTGTTATTATAACCTAAAGTATGTTGCCCATCATACCCAAAAAGAAAAACACGTTTTGCTCCGTGGAATGCTGCAAGATAGGCTGCACTTGCTCCTGCATCAAGTCTATAGCCGCCGGGCATGAAGTTAAACCCAGGGTAACGTCTAGCAACTTCTTGATTAGAGTATGCTATATCTCGATACTCTTCGTTTAACTTTGCAGCTAAAATTTGATTACTAACAATCAAAAAGTCTGGCATCCATTCTCTATAGATTCCATTGCATGCATACAAAACATTATAATATCTTAAGATTTTAATTTTATTACTGTGTTCGATTTTCTCAGGCATTCGATTTAATCGACTTGTTCCATTACCTAAGCAAATAGCATTTCCGCTTGGATTTTCGAAAACTATTTCTTGTTTCATAAATCGCCTGTCGATTTTTCCTTGTCCTAGTAGTACGTTTATCCATTCGCCTTGGTAATCTTTACTGTAAAGTTTTTGCAATGGCGAAGTTGGTGCCGACAGTGATTTCATAATCTACCTACTAATATTTCAATGATACCTTCATCATTGCTATCGTGATTTTCAAGTGCTTTGCCAATTGCTGCGCCCATTAATATGTTCATCGGATGTTCGGCTACTGCTACACCAGGTGTGTTGCCTACAACAAGAAAGTCTCCACGGTTAACATTACCTTGCACTCTGCAAGGAACACGACCAATGTACGCAACAGGAACTACATGTTCACCTTCTAACCCACTGTTCATCAACAACCCAGGCTTTTCACTAACAGTACCTACAATTTTATAAGAATGTGGACTGGCAATAGTTACTTCTGCGTCACCGCCAATTTCTAGTACTGTGCCAATTGGATAGTCAGCGTCAGCAAGATATTTTTCTGCTAAGTCAGCATACTGTGAGCTTGTTGCTGTTCCGTTAAACACGCCGGTGACATCAACATTACCATTGGCTTTTATATCACCAAATACTTCAAATTCATAACTGTTGCCCGAGTATGTTCCAAAACGTGCTCGAGCAGTATAACTGTTTGCAGAGGCGTAGGATTGATCTATGTATAGTGGTATGCCGCCGCCTACGTCTTGTTTTCTAAATCTAGTTCTGTATCTTCCGTCGGTGTATGTGCCACCGGTTTCAAAAAACAACCCAGAGGTTGCGCTTTCAACACCCGCCGATGTTTGTAATACAATATTTCCTGTTTTTGTATCATCAGCATCACTACGTAAGAAACTAGACGCTTGAATACCATCAACAGTATCAGCGTCTAACCCATTGCCTGTGCCTTCATCTGCAGTAGTAAGAATACGATTGCCAGCAACAGTAGGAATTCCAGTTAGTGCCGGGCTAGCCAACGGTGCTTTAGAAGCAAGACTATTTGTTACAGTGGTACTGAAATTAGCATCATCACCTAGTGCCGCTGCTAGTTCATTCAATGTGTCTAATGTACCTGGGGCACTGTCAGTGATACTTGCTATAATACTGCTAGAAGTACCATAACCATTGGCACTCAAGTAACTAGCAACATCACTATCTCCGTAATCGCTACTGCCAATTCCTGTTAAGTTACTACCGTCTCCATAATATGCGTTTGCCCTAACGTTAGCATAACTGCTTATAGTTACATTGCCACTAGTACTGCCATCTTCTGCGGTGTTTACAATTGCTAACTCGTCGGCACTTTCGTCCCATATAACAGCAACATTAGTATCGCTACCACGTTCAATTACAATGCCAGCATCTTTGTCATTAGAGCCAGACTGACCGCTGTTTAATCTAATTAATGGATCTGTAATATTTGTTACATCAAAATTAACTTGGGCTGCCCTAGGTCTCGTTAGCGCCATACTTAAAACTCCTAAAATAATATACCAATATTTATCCAAAAGAATAGGGCCCGGAGGCCCTATTCTGATTAGCTTGGTTAAGTGGTAATTAGAAGCGGCCTACTGCTACTTCAATTACACCTTCGCCACTTGCGTGTGCTTCTAGTGCTTTACCAATCACTGTACCAACTTTTGGATCCGCTTCAGCTCTCGCCATACCGTTTCCTGCTGCTACCATGATGTCGCCTTTAGCAACTGGACCTGTCACTTTACATGGAACACGACCTTGTAGGGCTAGAGCAACAACGTGCTCGCCTGCGCAATCTGCGTTCATTAAGTGTGCTGGGTCAGTTGATACAACACCTGCTACACGACGATCCATATCAGCACCGTTAGCTGTTACTTCTGCGTCTCCGCCGAATGAAACAACTGTACCAGGCTCATATGCTGCGTCTGCTGTGTAGTTTTCTGCAAGGTCAGCGTACTGTGCTGACGTTGCTGTTGCAGTAATTGTACCTGCGCTAAAGTTACCACTTGCGTCACGATATACAATAGTATTAGCTGTGTTAGCACTTGTAGCGTTTGATGTAACTGTAAATGTTCCACCTTCACTGTTTACACTACCACTAATACCGTTGCCGCTTGTAGCACCTTGTTGTACATAGTTACCAGTTGTATCAGTACCTAGCGCAACTGAGTTTGCTGCGATTGTTGCTGAAA